GCCCGCGAGCGCGTCCGCGACTTCAAGCGTCCCGGGTGGATGGATAGATAATGGCTGAGAACAACCCCCAGAACAATGGCAATGATATCCTGGTCGGATTACAGCAGATATCCCTGCACCTGAAGATAAGCCGTCCTACCCTTATGGGCCTTATAGAAAACAGGGTAAAAGTCCTTATCAATGGTAAGACGATGCTTTTCCGCAAGTTTCCCCCCTCCAAGATCCACGGGAAGTATTACACCACAAAAAAAGCGCTTGGAGAATGGTTTGACGATCTGTCGAAATGCGAGGTCATCGACGAATCCGGGATCCCCTCTGAAGAGATAGAAGACGAGCAGTAAAAAAACCTGTCAAGTAAAAAAACATGCATTTTGAGTAAAAAAACAGAAAAAAACATGCATTCTGAGTAAAAAAACATTTTCATCAAAAATCGTCCCTTATACTTTCCCCATGATAATCACCACCTGTTTTTTGAACGATGTCCAACCATCCAGGGAGGTAAGTATGCATGCTTAAACTCACCGATCAGCAGGGCGCAGATATCCGCCAGGTGAAAGACGATCTCGAAGAGGCTGGATTCAAAAACATATCGATAAAGCTCCATCCCTCCTTCGAGCGCGTCGGGCCGAAAACAGAGCCCCTCTCCGTCCAGATCTGGCCGCGCCTCCGCGTCACCGTCGCCTTCGACGTCCCGGCCCCGCCGGACCAACCTGATGCCTGCAGCAAAGAGGTAAAAAAATAATGGCCGTTAAGACCACCCTTGAGCAGCTTGAAGAAGTCCAGGCGGCAATAAGCGCTGTCTGTTCCGGCCAGGCGTATTCCATGAGCTCCGGTGGATCAAGCCGCACCATGACCCGGGCCGACCTCGACGCCCTCACCAAGCGCGAAGAAACACTCCTTGCGCGGTACAAATCAGAATCCGGCACCGGCGGCATGGCCATCAACACCGGTATTATAAAGAGGGACTACTGATATGATCGACCACAGCGCAGCCCGCAAGCAGGAGATCTTCGAGCGAGCCGTCACCTACCTGGCATCCGCCGTCCCTGCCCTTGCAGCCAAATCCGCGCCCCCGAGCATAAACGCCTCCGCGCGTCAGCCCATAATCTACGGTCCCAACAACCAGCCAATCTACCCGGACAGCTATTACAATGTCCGGCGCAGCGCCGCAAAGAAAACAGGTTCCATGCAGAGCTGGACGCCCCAGCGGTTTTACACCCGGGACGCAGAGTCCCGCGAACGTGAAGACATCGCGCTCCGCGCGACCGACCTTGTCAACAATGATCCCCATGCCGCCGGCGCCGTATCCGGATATGCGGAAACCGTCGTTGGCCCCGGCCTCGTTCCCCTGCCTTCCATCAGCGCAGACACCATCGGCCTGCCCGGAACATCCAAGGAGGACAAAGATAAGATCCGTGACCTCCAGAAGCAGATGCGCTCAGTCTATGTATCCTGGTACCGGTTTGCAGACGCAGGGCAGCGCATGACCTTCGGCGAAATCCAGCACCTCATCCAGAGAAACCTCATCCAATACGGCGAATACCTCGTCCTCTGCCACATGATCGAAGACCCGGTCCGCCCCTATGCCCTGGCCCTCCAGGTCATCAACCCGCTGCGCCTGAAAACTCCCTCAGATCTAATCTCCTCCGGAACCATCTGCGACGGCGTCGAGCTCGGCCCCTACGGGGAACCGGTTGCATATTGGATCAAGAAGTCATCCCCCTCGGCCCGCATGGCTATGGCCGACACATCCGCCAATTTCGTCCGCATCGAGGCCCGCCGCCGCCACCGGTGGAAAGTTCTCCACAATTTCGTCAACAGGGACCCGGAGCAGATCCGCGGCGTGTCGGATTTTGCGCCGGCAATGGCGTATTTCAAAGACCTCAACGAGTATCTCGGGGCGGAGCTCATGTCAAATATCATCACCGCCGCCTTTTCCCTCTTTATTGAATCCGGCGGATCGGACCCCATGGACCTCGCAAAGAGCTTTAGCACCATCACCGATCCGGACTACAAGTCCGACAACAGCACTTACGACGTCCGCTTCCAGGAAATGCAGCACGGCGGCAACATCATCTACGGCAACAGCGGACAGAAAGTGACCCCCATCACCGCGGACCGTCCCGGGCAGACCTTTGAGCCCTTTCTCCGGGAAGTAAAAAAGGCCATCGCCATGTCTATCAATATCCCCTATATCATCGCCTTCAAGGATGTTGACCACGCCACGTTTGCCGTTTTCCGTTCCGCCATGCTCGAAGCCTGGCGCGTCTTCTCTGCCCGCCGCATCTGGCTTGGCCAGGGGTTCTGCCAGCCGATCTTTACCATGTTGATGGAAGAGGCGTACCTCACGGGCACGCTCGAAATCGATGATTTTTACACAAACCCTTATGCCGTGACCCACGCCGAATGGCGAGGGGCCCCCAAGGGAGACATAGAACCCTTCAAGGCAGCCCAGGCAGACATCGAGCTTATCAACGCCAAGCTCAAAACCCGTGCCGAGGCCATCGCGGAACGCGGCGGCGAACTCACCGCCACTTTAGACCAACTCCAGGAAGAAGACCTAATGATGGCGGATAGAAAGCTAAAAACCCAACAATCAGGCGAAGGGGCTGCTTCTGTGCCGACTACCACAACCACAGGAACCAGGCAGCCCCACAATAAAACCCCTGGTGATCCCAACAACCCCGAATCAAGTGACGAAGAAGAGGAGGCGGAACACAATGCCTGACATAATTCAGCTTATCGATTCACGGCCGTGGGCTATCACCGAAGATGGTCTTCGCACGATCCGATCGATCTATTATGCCCACAAGGAAGGCAAAATACCGGATATCAAAGCTATCGAAGCCCAACTCGGCCGCCCACTCCGCAATGATGACCGCGACTATGAAGTGATTGATGGCGTCGCCGTTATTCCCGTCAATGGCGTTATCGCCAAGCGCATGAACCTTTTTATGGAGATCTCCGGCGGTGTATCCATCGAGAAGGTCACGGCCCGTGTAAAATCTGCCCTGGAGGATCCCGATGTCAGTGCAATAATTCTCAAGATAGATTCTCCCGGCGGACCGGTGGATGGTGTTTTTGAGCTTGCCGAAACCATCTATGCCGCCCGCGAGACAAAAGACATTATCTGTGTCGCCTATGGTACCCTCGCAAGCGCCGCATATCTCATCGGATCCGCGGCATCCGCCATCTACGCAACGGACGTCGCCACTATGGTCGGCTCCATCGGAGTCGTGGCGGTCCATCGTGATACGTCCTCCCAGGATGCAAAGTCAGGCGTCATCACCACAGAGATCTACCGGGGAAAATATAAGCGCCTCCTGGGGAACGGTCCCCTTACTGAGGAGGGGAGAACTCACCTGCAATCCCAGGTCGATTATTTCTTCACCCTTTTTATTGACGCAGTAGCGAAATTCCGCGGAGCGTCCTCCGAGGATGTTCTTAAAAATATGTCCACCGAGGTTAATGACCTCTTTGTCGGGCAGCAAGCCCTTACAGCCGGTCTGATCGACGGCATCATGGGTTATGACGCAGCGCTGGAAATGGTAAAAACGCTTGCCGTTAAGGCCGGCGCAAATCGGGGATACACCCCACAATACAGAAAGGAGGCTACTATGCCTGAAAAAACTTTATCACGCGAAACGCTTGCGGCTGAGCACCCCGATTTAGTGGCGCAGATTAAGGCCGAAGGCGCGGAAGAAGGAAAAAAGTCAGTGGATAGTGCATCCATTGCACGAGAAGCAGTGGACGCGGAACGCACCCGCGTAATTGACCTCGCCAAAGAGGCGATCGGCGAAGATGCCGGTGAAAAATTCGGCAAACTCATTCTATCCAACGTGGATGTGGAGACGTTCAAAGCCATCGGTGCTCCCATCGCCATATCTGCAAAGCAGACGAGCGACGACCTCAAAGCCCAGATCCTCGAAGAGCTCAAGAAGTCCGGCGCGGAGAACCCCGGCGCAGGGGCAGCCGCCCAGGGCGACAAGGACTGGAATGCTCTTGTGGATCAGTATCAGAAAGAAAACAAGTGCAGCCGCACCCAGGCGATCCAAGCGGTAGATGCCGAGAATCCCGGCCTGCGCGAAAAATATCTTGACCGCGTTAATGCGGGCAGGAAATAAGGAGGAGACGCTATGTACAACGAAGGCATCAGAACATTCACCGCCAACGGAGCGATAGGCGCAAAGATCCGCGTCAAGCTGACGAGCGCGTCAGCAACAACCCCGCCCCAGGTCGAAGTGGCCGGCGCGGGGGAGCAGCACATCGGCATCACCGAATACGCAGTTGCCGACGGCGGCCTTGTGGCCGTCAAGCTCAGGACATTCCCCGGCACCCATGAAGGCATTGCATCGGAGGCTCTCGCCGTGGGCGCCACCCTGTACGCCGCCGCCGCGGGCAAGATAAAGGACACATCAGACGGCACCGCCATCGGCATCGCGATCGAAGCGGCCACCGCCACCGGAGACATCATCGAGTTCCTTGACTTCACCGTCATCTCCACCACGGCGGCCACTGTTTCCCAGGCAGACGCAGGAGAATTCACCACCGCGGCCACCGTGGAAGCAGCCCTCCAGGAGATCTACCAGAGCCTCATCTCAGTCCAGGGGTTTATCCCCATCTCCCTCATGCAGCTCCGTGAGGCGGCAACCATGGCCGTGGGCAACATAGCGGCAAACGGCGGCCTCCTTGCCTCAGACACCACCCCGATCCTCCAGCCCATCAACGGCGCAACAGACGGGTGCCAGGAGGTTGTATGGGCAGCGAGCAACAACGATGTCGTTATCTTTCAGATCCCGCTCCCGCCGAACCTCGATGACACCGCCGACCTCGTCCTCCACACGCGGATCCGCTCCGGAGGCACAACCGACGCCGTCGGCTTTACCGTGGAATCATGGTTTAATGAGGGCGATACAAAGGTGTCCGATACCACCGAGACCAACCAGACCAACACCTGGGCCGAGAAGATCGCCACCATCGGAAACGCAGACGTTCCTGCCGGCGCACAGACCCTGACCATCGCGCTCACGCCGGCTGCCCACACCACCGACAATATGCAGCTCTCGGCGCTCTGGCTCGAATATAAGACCAAGCTCTTAACATCATAAGGAGGAATGAACCATGCCAAGACCAACCTCATCAACAACCTTACGACCGGAACTCGGGGCCATTGCCTACGAGTACATGCTTGAGGCATCGCAGCGGGGCTTCATCGGGGACATCCTGCTCCCGGTGTTCGACACCCCGCTCCAGACCGCCCAGTATCCTGTGATCCCCATCGAATCGCTCCTCAAGCTCCAGGACACCAAGCGAAGCCCCAGGGCTGACTATAACCGCGGCGACTACGAATTCGAGACCGGCACCTACGCCTGCGAAGACCACGGGTGGGAAGAGCTTCTCGACGACTCCGAGGCCAAGCTCTACCGGAGGTTCTTCGACGCCGAGCAGGTGGCCGTCATGCGTGCCGTCGACATCGTGCTTCGTGCCCGCGAGGCGAGGATCGCCGCCATGCTCCAGAACACGGGCCTTATCACCGGGACCGCGGCAGTCAGCACCGAATGGTCAACCGCCGCGTCCTGCACCCCGAGGTCGGACGTAATGACCGCCCGGGAAGCAATGCGGGCCGCCTCAGGCCTCACCCCGAACGTGCTGGCCATCAGCTACAAGGTATTCGGCAACCTGCTCAAAGCCAAGGAAATCACCGACGCGCTGCAATATACCAATCCCCTCCAGGTCAATTCCGAAGAGGCGCAGCGCAGGCTGCTTTCCCAGTATTTCGGCATGGATGTCCTCGTCGGCAACGCCATCAAGGACAGCGCCAAGAAGGGCCAGGCCATGTCCATCGCCGATATCTGGGATGACGAGTATGCGCTCCTCGCCCGGATCAGCTCCGGTTCCCAGGACCTGAGGGAGCCGTGCCTCGGCAGGACGTTCCTCTGGACAGAAGACTCGCCCGGGATTCTCATCACCGAGCATTACCGGGAGGAGAAAAGGCGGTCGGAAGTCTACCGCGTCCGCAACAACGTGGACGAAGCCTTCATCTTCACCGCCGCGGGATATCTCCTGAGCAACATAACCGCATAATTGAGCGGGAAAAGCGAGACGAGCGAGAAAGGCGGGAAAGGATAAAACCTTTTCCGCTACCCCGCTCCCATAAACGGAGGTAATAATGGATATAAAATGCGCCGGGAACATCATCTACGACGGTGCCATCCGTCCGAAGGGCATGGTCTTAAAAGGCGTGCCCGACTCTGTAGCCGAGAAACTCCTCGCCGGAGGAGAAGCAGTCCTTCCCGCGGACAAGCTCCCGCCTGACCCCAAGCCTGCGGTGAAAAATAACAGGCCGGGGAAGAACTTCTTCGGTCCTGTCCTGCCGGACAGAAAAGGCAGGTAAGAGGAGTTACACATGCCCGACACTGATCTCCACGTAACCTGGAAAGACTGCAATGACTGCAGCAAGATCAGGGGGATCTGTGACGACGTCGAGGGGGTAAAGACAGAGATGAACAACATAATCAAAGCAGTATCGGCCGCAACGATCAAGCAGCTTGCGATCATCGTCCTCGGCCTTATAGCATTTATTGCGATCAATGTTTTTGTACCGAGATCAGGCACCACCGAGATCGTGAGCGAACTCAGAAGCCTGAAGGCTGAAATCTCGATAACAAAGGGGCCCGAGAATGGGCGGTGAACCGTGCCTCAGGCGCCGCCTCTCATCAAGATCTGCATTTTCTGCCATCGCGTGCAGCGCTATGCCAGGGGCGACACCCTGCCCCACTGGGGAGACCTTACCCTCGATGAACGCTGCGAGCTTGAGCGCACCGGATACCGCGAGCACCACACCATCTGCCCGGAATGCAAGGCTGCCATCCGCGAGCGGAATGAACGGAGTAAGTATATGTTGATACCCGACCGCATCATACTCCATCACAGCGCAACCAAAGACTCCGGCACCGTGTCCTGGAACGCCATCCGCCGCTACCACATCAATGCATGCGCGTGGCAGGATATCGGCTACCACTTCGGCATCGAGCACGTCGCGGATCCCGGAGATTCGAAGGGCAGCTATGAGATACTTATCGGCCGCATGCCTGACATTCCCGGCGCCCACACCGCCGGCCAGAACAACCACACGCTCGGCGTCTGCTTCGTCGGCAATTTCGACGAGGCCCCGCCCCCTGCCGAACAATGGAAAAAGGGCGTTGCCCTGGTCAAGTGGCTCTGCCGCCAGTACGCCATCCCCACGGCCCGCATTCACGGCCATAGGGATTTCGCAAACAAGACCTGTCCGGGCACGCTGTTCGACCTGGACGCGTTCCGCATAGCGGTGGAGGCATAGATGGTTCAACAGGTCAAAAAAATGCAGCAGAACGAATCCTCAGCGACCGATAACAACGGTTCAAGGTTCAAGGTTCAAGGTTCTAACCCTTTCCCGCCCGCGCCCCGTCCCGCCCTGGCGGCGGGCATGGTATTCGCCGTCAACTCAGGCAGCAGCCTCGCCCACGCCATAAACTTCTTTCAGAAAGCCAAATCCGTTGACAACGAGAGCACGTATAACCACGCCGGCATCATCGTCGGCACCAAAGGCCGCACCTTCGAGGCCCTCTGGAAAATCAGGTACAGCGGCCTCGACGCGTATAAAGGCTGCCCGGTCATCATCGCATGCCACAAGCTCATGACCGAAAAGCGCTTTGAAGACGCCTGGCCAAAGATCGCCAAGCTCAACGGCAATATGTACCCGTTCCCGAGGCTCCCGCTCCACGCCCTCGGCCTGGCCAAATACGTGCACTGGAAATACCCGGTGTGTTCCGAGCTCGTCGCCAAGTTCGAATTTGAATGCGAGCTGCGGCGCAACTGGTGGGGCATCAACCCCGACAACCTCGCCGACGAATGGCGCATCAGCAAGCATTATGAGATCATCTTTGAAGGAGAATGGATATGAGAAAACCAGGATTAGGGATTATGGGTTATGGATTAAAAAGCCTGTCATTGCGAGATCACCCTCAAGAAAGCCTGTCATTGCGAGGAGCACCCAAGCGACGTCGCAACCTTGCCCTGCTCTTTCTAATCCTTATCCCCTCAATCCTTACCACTGCCTTATTCGGTTGTGCCACATCCCACGTGGCCACCAAGATCGGAGGGAACGTGGCCGACTCCTTCGCCAACTCCGCAAAGATAGGCCTGGCAAGCGCGGACAAGGTAAAAGAGCACTGGCCGTATGTCTCCGGCCTCATCAAAGGCGTATCGTCCAGCGACTACAAGCGCAAGGTGCCGTACTACATCCAGGAGACCATCGACGAGCTTGACACCCTCTGCGCCCAGCCCACCATCACCAACGAGGACAAAGGCAGGCTTATCGGCCCCGTGGTCCGCCTCGAATACGTGGGTGGCAAGTTCTACTGGGACGAATACGGCGTCAGCCTCTACAAGTGGTTCAAAGTATTTCTGACAGGAGCGTGACCCATGGGAAAAGACCTCAACACCACAATAGTGGGCGTCATCGCCGGCATTGCCATCATCCTCAACTGGGTGATGTCGTTTTTTAACATTGATTTTCAGGTACCCGCCCAGGTGCAGGTCTCCATCGTCGGGATCTGCGTCGTCGTCATCGGCTGGTACACGGGAAAAAAAGAATGACGTATCACCGATTTTAAAGGAGCAATTATGAAAACCCTTATCATCACCCTTATCCTTATCCTCACCGCAGGATACGGCTGTGCCGGAACGGTCACCCTTGAATGGGATGCCTACACCGACCTTGCAGACGGCTTCAACGTCTACGTGTCCAACTCACCAAATGTGGTGGTTGCCCCTGTTAACAAGGTAGCAACCATTACCCCTTCGACAGCAACACAGGTCACATTCACCACATCCAACGGCTTGAAATACTTTGTTGCTACAGCCTATCAGGGTGAGTATGAGAGTGTACCGAGCAATGAGATAAGTGGAGTGGTGACACCGAATAAACCGTTGAATCTGAGGGCAAAATGAAAATTGTTTTAGGAGGAAACCATGGCAACTTATAACAAATTTCAGAATTTTGTAGAGGAATTAGGCAAGGGGCTTCATCACCTTCATGCAGCAGGAGATGTGTTGAAAGTCTACCTTACCAACAACGCTCCATCTGCTTCAGCTGATTCTGTCAAGACAGACCTTGCTGGCCTCACTGAGGAAAATGGGTATGCAGCAGCTGATATCCAGAATGACCTGAGTGAAGCTGATGGTACGTTGACTGTTACGGCAGTTGATGTCGAGTGGACGGCAGAAGGGGCAGTTGGTCCATTCCAGTATGCTGTTATCTACAATGATACTCATGGCTCGGATGCTCTTGTTTGTTGGTGGGACTATGGTTCACCTGTAACCCTTGCAGCAGGAGAGAAGTTCAAAGTGGACTTTGGGGCAAGCCTGTTCACATTAGTATAAAAGGAGGAATACCATGAGAAGATTATCAGAAGGTATGTATATTGTGGACAATGTTTTGAATAAAGAAAGGATGGAATACTTTCCACGTCTTTGGCACGACTGTCCGAAACGTGGGTTGAGGGTTGAGTTGAAACTAAAAGAAGAGGATGGAAACATCCTTACTTTTGTTTGTCCGCACTGTGAGTATGAGTTCAAGACAGCAAAGTTGAGGTAGGCCATGGCATTAGAAATAGAAGGCTACACATACATAACCCATAAGCTGATAAATCGTCCGTGGGGGCCAGAGTGCCGTTATACTGTGGCAAGACCAGACGGAACGCATATCAACGATGTCGTGCCAGTGTCTTCTATGAAGATAGAAGAAATGGAACTGGTAACAGTAATTGTTGAAAGGCTGAAAGGGATAGATGTTGAACCTCTTCCACCACCTCCAGACCCTATGATAAAGATGGTAGATGATGCTGTTGCAGCCAAAGAAGCGGAGATAAAAGCCATTTTGGTATCTAAGGAGTTACTTACAAAAGATGAAGAAATAACTGATATTAAATCGAAAACAGAGATAATATCAGCATCGGAGGTTAAACCCTAATGGCAGCTTTTGCATCAGCATTGAGTGGTGGTAGTGGAAACTGGAATGATGGAGCAACATGGGGCAACACATCTCCTGGCTCTAAAGGAACTGACTGGCCTGGAAATGCTGGTGATACCTTTACAATAACCGCAGGGGATACGGTTATATACAATGTGTCAGAAGCAAATGAGCTTGGGGCAAGCACTGTTAACGGAACCCTTACCTTCTTAAAGAGTATGGATACAAAATTAGTATTTGCCCATGTTGACCTTACAATAGGGTCATCAGGAAAACTAAATGTAGGAACTGCCGCAAATCCAATAGAGGCAGATCATACCGCAGAACTGTACTGGAATACAACGGGTGACAATTCAAAAGGAATCAGTTTTGCTGGAGCAAGTGGGGCAGAATGCTATTTCTATGGGTCTGCACAATACACCAATGAAACGGCTACTCTTGCTAATGATGCAGAAAATACAGATGCTGATGATACTATCATTACAAATGAGGATAGGTCGGCAGATTGGACAATAGGGGATGAATTACTTATACGATGGGAAAAGCAAGGGGATGGAACAAGCTATACGGATGCCTATGTTCAAAGGACAATCCTTGCTATTACTGGAACAACAATTCAATTAAGCTCTGCTATATCAGCTTGTACCGCTGGAGTAGGCAGTACATGGACATCAACAGTTTACAATATTACCAGAAATGTGAAAGTTGGAAAATCAGGGGCAACTTTGACTGCTGGAAACCAGAATACAAGCAGACCAAGAATTTACAGTGGTTCTGCCCATACAGCTAATCAGTTTAAAACTTCATATGCCTCATTGGTTGGAATCTACGAAATAGTCCGTGTCAACTATATGACACATTCCTATTCTTTATTCAGGAATGGGAACAATTATGGGGCGTCTTGTAATAGTGTAGTTTACGCAAACTGTGTTTTTCTATGGATTCAATCTATTCAAAGTCAATCTTCAACCTACGGGAAATGTACAGATTGTACAATTATTGGTCTACCATATGCACTTAATACTACTTTTAAAATGCTTTTTACCAACTGCGATTTTATCTCATGTTATGCATGGAATAATACCTATTTTGCAAGGTTTTACTCCTGTAACTTTATTGGTAGTTGTTACGCTCCACCCTATGGAACTGTTTGTTCACATCTCATTGATTGCACATGGCAGTTTAATCAATATTTCTGGTATGGTGGGGTAGGTAAAATAATAGGTGGGTCTGTCGCTAATAACACAACTGATTTTGTTTATTCAGTTGGTGGAGAAGGGGTAATAGTAAATACCGATTTGCCTGAAAGCTGGGCAGGAAGTACATCAAAGGGAGCGATAGCAAGCACAGGCAGCTTTAAATTTGGACACTTTAACAATATAGCAAATGACCAGCGAACATACCATTCTAACGGTGATATATTAATGACAGCCTGTGATGGGGCAACGGCTGACTACCCAGATCAAGACCCTGATGGTGGTAGTGGTTATTGCATAGAAGTATCAAACCTTCAAGCAATACTTTCGATCCCGCCATTGGAATTACCTATATTCAGTGAGTTGAATCCGTTTCGTATCTGGTTAGCCGCTGGTTCCCACACCATAACCTTCAAGGTTTATACTACTTTTTCATCAGGAGGTGGAATCGCTGACGATGGACTTGTCATAGGGGCAACCTATATTAGTGATGACTCACCATTTACAATAACACGGTCAACCGACTCTCAAGCTATAAATACAAAAACAAGTGACACTGACTGGACACAAACATTAGCAATCTCAATTACGACAGCATTAGATGGTTGGGTGGATATTGATATGTATTTGACAGAGTACGAAGCAGGGTTGGAAGTCTTTATCTGGCCAGAACCAACAATAACGTGAGGATAGATGGCAACTGAAATAAAGTGGGCTGACGGACAGGCGGTATTAGCTGATTCCACTATCAGGTGGAGTGATGGTGGACTGTTCGGGTACTACTATGAAGCTGAGGAAGGTGCAACAACCTACACTCTCACAGCAGATGCTGGTTCATACGCTCAGACAGGTACGGCAGCAGCTTTGCTCAAGAGTGCCGTCCTTGCAGCAGCAGGGGGAACCTACGAGATAACGGGAACAGCAGCAGCATTACTGAGAAGCTTGATATTAGGGGCAGGCGGTGGAGAATACACCCTAAGCGGATCAGATGCGACATTAACCTTCACCCCCACTGGCGGCTATACCTTAACGGCAGAGGGCGGGTCATTCGTCCTGACAGGGACAGATGCAACCTTACTCGCATCATACAGGCTTGACGCAGAGGGCGATTCAATAACCCTGACAGGAACGGACGCTGACCTTCTGATAAGCAGGGTGCTAAGTGCGGCGGTTGGTGAATATGAGATAACGGGAACAGACGCAGACTTTTTCCGAAGCCTTGTCCTGTCGGCAGGGGCAGGGGAATTCACGGTATCAGGCCAGGCGGCAACTCTTCTGCGATCTGCCGTTGTCTCTGCCCTGTCAGGCTCGTATGGATTTACGGGGTCTGACGTTACCCTCACCTATACACCCGTCGGCTCGTATATCCTCACATGCGCCGCTGGAATCATCGAGATCACCGGTCTTGCCGCCGATCTCCTCAAATCGTCCCTCCTGTCAGCCGAAGGAGACTCCCTCACCATCACCGGCACAAACGCCGCCTTGCTCATTACCAGGGCCATCATCGCGGGAGCGGGGTCATACACCCTTACCGGCGAGGACCTTGCTTTCCTGCGGGCCATCATCATGGCCGCCGGATCCGGAAGCTTTGCCCTCACCGGCACGGACGTTGACTTTTATCTCACCGGCGGGGCTATTACCCCTCACGACATCATCTATGCCCCCAACAGGCGCGTCATCGCCCAGGCCCCGATAAGGGTCATTGCAGCCAAAGCACCCAGCCGCCGCACAAGGAGCGCAGCATGAGACTATCACTCGGGGCAAAGCAGCCCTACGAAGCATACTACATCCAGTTTGATTTTACCCGGTACCTGGGCACGGCCACCATCTCAACCGCCACGGTGACGGCCACCGACACCGCCGACGACTCCGACGTTACCTCGACCATCACTACCGTGGGATCCCAGTCCATCTCCGGCGGGTCCGTTTACGTGTGGGTCAAGGCGGGCACAACCGGCAAGACCTACCAGGTCACCTGCAAGATAACGGCGAGCGACGGCAGCAAATACGAGCTCGACGCGCTCCTCCCGGTGGTGGAAGAATGAAAAAGCAACCAGGCAATGGGCAATGGGCAATGGGCAATGGGTTTGATCTTTTATCTCCTATAGCCTCGTGCCTCTCGCCCCTCGCCTATTCACGGAGTAAGCAATGACCTTAAAGGCTGACATACTGACCGATATCGGGACCACGTTCTTCAACACGGACGAGTTCGCTGTGGACGCCACGCTGAACTCCGTCACCGCCATCACCGGCATCTTTGACAATGCGTTCCGCCTGGTGAACGGCGTCGAATCCTACGGCCCGCAGATCCTCTGCGCGTCAACAGACGTAAGCACCGCGGTCCAGGGCAGCACCGTTGAGATCGGCGGCACCACCTATTTCGTGAGCGGCATCCAGCCCGACGGAACCGGCATGACGCTGCTGATTTTATCAAAGGAGTGATATGAAACCAGTGAAAAAGGTTAAAGGTAAAAGGTTAAAGGCACAAGGTAGAAGGTGCAAGGTTAAAGGTACAAGGTCAAAGGGGCAAGGTTCAAAGTTTAAACCTTTAGCCTTTAGCCTTGCACCTTTCTCTTTTAACCTTTCCCCTTTCTCCTGCTTGCGGAGCGAAGTATGAGCGACAGCATAAGACAGCAGATTATCACCGCCGTGGTGACGAGGCTGCAAGGCATTAAGAAAACTGCAGGCTATAAGACCGCCCTCGGCCTCGACGTGAAACACTGGCGGACAATCCCCTTCGCAGAATCAGACCTTCCCTCGTGTTCGGTCCGCGATCATACCGCGGAGAACGAGCAGGAGACGATGAAGTCGATGAAAAACACCATCTCGGTTGATATCGAGATTAAATGCGCACCGGGGGCAACGGACATCGGCGACGTGTACGACCTCATCGAGGATATCTATACCGCGGTGGGGACAGACCCCACGTGGGGAGGCCTCGCGTACACCACCCTGCTGCCCCGCAATGAGATCATCATGGAGCAGGAAGACCGCACCATTGCAGGCATTACCATCAGTATGACCATAGAATACCGCGCGGCCCGCTGGACATTCTGACGGCCCGACGCAGAAAAAAGGAGGTAACATACCATGTCAGACGCAATCGAATCCCAGGACACACTGCTTGAAATGGCTACCGGCACGGGCGGTGCGGTCACCATCACCGCCATCGTCCTCGCAAACCCGACAGTGCTTACCGCTGTAGCCCACGGGCTATCTAATGGCGACGTTGTTGCGGCAGCGCTCTTTGCCGGCGACGACGCGGCATCGATCAACAGCAATAAGTACGTGGTGAAATACGCCACCGACGACACCTTCGCCATCGACCTTGACTCCACGGAGCTCACCATCACCGACAACACCGACTCCGCCACCATGACCCCGGAGACGTACACGGAAATCGGCGAGGTGGTGGACCTCAACCGGGAAGACGGCGGGGCAACAGAGATCGACTGTACCCACCTTCAGTCAACGGCAAAGGAGTTTTTGATCGGTTTGGCCAACTGGGGGACATTCACCTTCAGCCTCAACTGGCTCTTTGACGATGTGGGCCAGGCTGCCCTGCGGGCTGTCCGCATTTCGCGGGCGCTCACAACCTTCAAAGTGACCTACTCCGACGACTCAACCGCTACCTTCTCCGCCTACGTGATGAACGTCTCCGGGCCGAGCGCGGCGGTTGACGGCAAGCTCTCAGGGTCCGTTACCCTCAAGATCACCGGGGCAGTAACGTTTGCATGATAAAAGCAGGAGCAAGGGGCAAGGTGCAAGGGGAAAGGGGAAAGGGGCAAGGGGAAAGGTGCAAGGTGAAAGGTACAAGGTTTAAACCTTTAGCCTTTAACCTTTAGCCTTTAACCTTTTACCTGCTTTCCGACGAAGGAGGAAATGTGAATCCCGTAACGGGCGAAAAGACGGTAACGATAAACGGCACGGCCTACACCCTGCGCTTTCCCTGGCGCGCCCTTGCCGAAATAGAGGCCATGTACGGCGACAACCCGAACCTGTTCAAGGCGGAGATCCTGGCGGCCGTGGCATCAACGGGACTCAGGGATAAACACCCGGACATGACGCCGGAGCGGATCATGGATCTGTCGCCGCCGCTTATCCCCTTCGCCCGGGAGGTTCAGGAAGTTATGCGCTGGGCGTACTTCGGCGCGGAGCTTCCCCCGCCGGGGGATGAGGGCGTAAAAAAAAACCTTCCCGGGGGTGGGCTGTGGCAGTGTTTGAAGAGGCTGTCCGGGCGGGTATTTCGCCGAAAGACTTCTGGGATTTGACGCCGTACCTGACGCGCCTCGCCATGGGCGCATTGCACGACGGCAGCACCGGCAGGATGTGGATACTGGCAGCCCTCACCAGGGCAAAGAAGCTGCCGAGGATGGAAGACATGATGAGCAGGAAAGACAACCGGATCCAGCCGTCGCATGTGGCGCAGAAATCAAAGGACCTGTTTCTGGCGCACAACGCCGGCATGAGGGGAAAACGTGCCTGATTCGAACGTAAAGCTCAAAATACAGGCGGACGCCACCCAGCTCGTGGCGGAAATCAAGCGGGCGAAGCAGTCGGTGAACGACCTGGGCTCCGGCATGGCGACCATGCGCACCCTCGCCACGCGGGCAGTGGGCATCCTGGGCGCATACGCCTCGGTTAGCGCCATCAAGGGCCTGGCTGAGATCGGCGCAAAGGCGCTCCAGGCGGAGACCGCGTTCAGGAATGCGACGGACAACCTCCAGATCGACGCCGATGCCTGGGTGAAAGCCCTGAAAGAGGCTACGCGTGGGACGGTCGACGAATCGGACCTGATGCAGAAGGCGATGAAAGGTATTACCGGCGGGCTGTCCCAGGACCAGATCACGAAGCTGGCGGACATCTCGACCGTGGCTGCTATCCGCATGGGCGAGGATGTGGGAGATGCGTTTGCCGATATCGTCGATGCCGTCGAGATGATGAAGACCAAGACGCTCGTAAAATACGGCCTCATCACGAAAGCCCAGATGGAGATCGTGGACTCGGCGAAGAAAGCCGGGGAAGAAGTTGACATGTTTCGCGTCATCATGGAGAACACGGCAAACCAGAAGGCCCTCATCGGAACCCTCGACGAAACGTCCCTTGCCTTCCAGCGGGCAAAGGCCGCGTCGAAAGATTTCTGGGAATCCCTGGGAAAAGAGATCGCCGGCGTCATCGGCCAGGCATACGAAGTGGCAACCATCATCAAGAACCTGTTCAGCGCGGAAGGCAGGGCGGCAAACAGAAGACAGGCCGACGAAAAGCTGAGCACCATCGCTATGAACCAAACCTACATGCCAGGCCCCTACGGAGGTCTTGGCCCCCTGAAGACCCCCTACACCGATTCCCTGAAAAACGCGGAGGCCCGGAAGAAGGCGGCTGATGATGCGGCAAAGCAGGCCGACGCCATCCGGAAGGTGACGGAGAGCCTTAAATTCCAGTACGATCAGCTGCTGCGGCTGGAAAAAGAACAGGATATATACAACGCCCTGCAAAAGGCGGGCGTCACCCTTGATTCGGCCAAGGGCCAGGAGATCGCCGCCCTTGTCTCCAAAAACTACGAGTACAAGCAGTCCATGGAGGATACGCGGATAGAAGCCGAGGCGATGACGAAGAACATCCAGAACAACGCCATCGAGCGGCAGAAACTCCTGGAAGCCCTGGACAAGGAGATCGTTGCCCTGGAACAGGAGCTGGCCATATTCGGCATGAGCGCGAAAGACGCCACCCTCTACAAGCTCGCCATCCAGGGGGCGTCAGAGGAACAGCTGAAGCTCGCAGAATCGGTACTGTCAACCATGGACCGCATGCAGCGCATCAAGACAATCAATGAGGAGCTTATTACACCCCAGGAGAAATATAACGAGCGAGTGAAGGAACTAAAAGAGTACCTTGACGGCTTCGCAATCACATGGGATCAGTACACGCTGGGCATGAAAAAGGCAAAGGACGAGCTTGAGAGCGCGACCAAGACGCAGAAAGACCAGCTGAGCGACCTGCAGAGGGCCATCGAGGGATGGGGCAGGGACTCGGCCGACGCCATCGTCGATTTTGCCCTGGAGGGCAAGACCTCCTTTGCCGACATGGCCAAGTCCATCATCGCCGACATGATGAAGATGATCATCTACCAGCAGATGCTAAAGCCCCTCTTTGATTCGATCAGCACGGCCGCAGGCGGCTCCTGGCTCGGTAACCTGTTCGGCCCCGGCAAGGCGTTCGGCGGCGCGGTTTCCCCCGGAAAGCTCTATGAGGTCAACGAGCGGGGCGCCCCGGAGATCCTCAGCACCGGCGGCAGGCAGTTTTTAATGATGGGCGAGAACAGCGGCTACGTCCACGCGGCGAAAAGCATCGCGGCAGCAGGCGGAGGATCCGGCAGCGGGTCCGGCAGCGCCCCGGTCATCAACATCATCAACAACGCGGGCGCGGAGGTTACGACGCAATCGCGGGACAACAACGGCGGCATCGAGCTCGACGTGATGATCGACCGTGCGGTTGCATCAAAGCTCGGCCAGTTCGGGTCATCCTCGAACAAGGTCATGCGGCAGAACTTCACAACATCCCAAAGGCTGGTGAACAGATGAAAGGGGAAAGGAGAAAGGCACAAGGGGAAAGGTACAAGGGGAAAGGTTTTAAACCTTTAGCCTTTCACCTTTATCCTTTAACCTTCATAATCGCCCGGGTGCAATTATGATACTCTGGCCCGGCATATTGCCTCAGCAGCTTTTGATATCCGGATACGGCGAGCAATTCGCCGACCAGGTGCTCCGCACCCAGATGGACGCAGGTCCGGCAAAGGCCAGGCGACGGTTCACCGCAGCCCCCCGGCCCATTTCCGGAGAGATCGTCGTCACCCCTGCCCAGCTCGTGTTTTTCCGCGCCTGGTACTACAACGTTCTCATGGGAGGCGCTTTGCGCTTCGGGTGGGTAGACCCATTTTCCGACACCGAACTCACCAACCTCCTTACCAACGGCGGGTTCGACAGCGTTATAACAGGGTGGAGCGAAAACCCCTCCGCGGACACCACAGCCTCAATAGTGTCAGGGGGGATGTACGGGAACTGTGTGCAGATATCGCGGGATGACGGAACATATCAGGGCATCGATCAGGCAATCTCCCTCACCCTTGCCCATGAGTATTCTCTTGGCATCTATGCGCTCACCGGCACATCAGGCGACGAATCCTTTATCGTCAACATCAACGAAAACGGCGTCGAAAACAGGCACCAGCTCACAGGCACGTCGCGGGCAGCCTGGGCGCACCATCATTTATCGTTTACCGTCACGGACACCTGCAATCAGCTCCACGTTTACAAGGCATCTGACACCGCCGGAACCATGCTGTTCGACGAGGTCTCCCTCGTCGATATCACCACCGGCGTTGTCGAGATGCGCTTCACCGAGCCGCCGATCCTGACGCCTATCGACCCCCTGAACATCAGGATAAGCATGAAGATGGAGATATTGCCGTGATAAAAACAGGTGAAAGGTTAAAGGTTAAAGGAGAAAGGTTAAACCTTGTACCTTGTTCCTTGCCCCTTGCCCCTTTCACCTTGAACCTTGAACCTTGTTCCCGCGAACGGAGTGAGCCATGCCATCGTTAAATTTCCGTCAGGCGGCCTACGCTGCCGAGACCGACCGCGTCATCATCGCGCTCATCACCATCGACCATGACGACCTCCTCGAACCGATCCTGATCTCCAGCGACCCCACCGGGCGGATCCGCGAGTACGAGTCAAACATCGTCTATGGCACGGTAAGCCGGGGCAACACCTACATCTTTCTCTCCCCGCGCATCCAGATACCTTCCGACACCGACGAGGGCCCCGGTCAGATGACCATCGAGTTCGACAACATCGACCGCGGCTACACGGAGATCATCCGGTCCCTCTTCACGCCGCCCACGGTCACCGTCGAGCTCGTCCTTGATAACGACCCCGACACAGTGGAGGTAACCTGGCCGGAGTTTCTCCTCACCCATATCTACTATGACGACCTCATCGTCAGGGGCACCCTCTCCCTGGAGACCCTCGACCGCGAACCCTTCCCGTCCGGCACCTTCTCGCCCGCATTTTTTCCGGGGTTGTTTTAATGAAACTACAGGCAAAAGGGGAAAGGGGAAAGGGGAAAGGAGAAAGGCTAAAGGCTAAAGGTTTAAACTTTGAACCTTGCCCCTTTGACCTTGTACCTTTAACCTTTAACCTTGCTCCTCCTATTACATGGACGAACGCCTACATCGACATCCCTTTCCTCTATGATGGCCGCGACAAGGCCGGCGTGGACTGCTGGGGCCTCGTATGGATGGTCTATATGGATCAGCTTGGCATTCTCCTGCCCGATTACCGGGGGATGTTCACCGACGGTTCGGTAGCCACCATGCTCAGGCGGGCAAAGATGATGGATAAGGAACGGGCATTGTGGGAGCGCAGGTCACCCTATGAATCGCCCCAGCCCTTTGACGTGGTGCTTCTCCGGACAAAAGGGGTACCGAGCCACGTGGGCGTCGTCATCGATTCCCGGCGAATGCTCCACATCACGGAAGGGATCAATAGCTGCGTCGAGGACTACGCCGGCCTTCTGTGGAAAGACAGGGTAATAGGCTTTTATTGGAGAGCGCATGAATAGGCCCGTCACCGTATCGCCGTTACCGTTTGTTTCTCCCCGCATTGTGCAGGTTTCGGCGGGTGCAACAATCCGCGACATAATCATTGCGGCGACAGGAAAAAGGCAAAAGGTTAAAGGGGAAAGGTTAAACCTTGAACCTTGCACCTTGAACCTTGAACCTTATTTCGTTGAAGTAAACGGAGAGCCACTTCCTCCTGAAAAATGGGATACGGTTCCCCTTCCCGACCAGCACGTCTGCGTCTACCACGCGCTGCACAACGGCGGGAACATGGACATCACCCGCACCTTGCTCATGGTCGCCGTCGTGGTGGCGTCCATTATGACCGGGCAGGCATACGGCCCCGCTTTTGCCGCGCAGATCGGAACGACGGCGAATGTCGGCATAGCTCTTATTCAGACCGCAGCCATGACCGCCGGCATGATCCTGGTGAACGCTATCGCACCCATCCGGACGGAGACATCCACCGCGCTGCGCAAGAAAGAGGACGCCACCTACGGCATCACCGGCGGGAGCAATTCGGCCAACCCCTTCGGCCCTGTCCCGGTCGTCCTCGGGACGCACCGCATGTATCCCCTCTACGGCGCCCTCCCCTACACGGAAATTGTGGGCAACGACGAATACCTCCGCATGCTCTTCGTCTGGGGCTATGGCCCGCTCAAGATCGAGGATATAAAGATCGGCGACACCCTCCTCACGGAGTATACGGATTACGAGATCGAGACCAAGGAGGGCAGATCCACCGACGCGGACCTCACCCTGATCCCGGACACGGTGGTCCAGCAGTCCATCAACCTTGAGCTTACCATGGCAGCGTGGCGCACCGTTATCCGCCAGGCGGAATCCGGGGCTGACGAGCTGTCCGTGGACATCATGTTCCCCACCGGGCTCGCCCGCACGGCCTGGGACGATTCCTCATCATGGCTCATAAGGTGCAAAATGTGGGCCGGCGTCTACTACCGGGAAGTGGGCGCGGCTGACTGGATAATGCAGTACGAGTTTGTCCTCCGGGAAAAGACCACAAAGACCCTCCGGTTCGGGTACCGGTGGGCGGTGGACCCCACCAAGACCTATGAGGTCGCCGTAACCCGCAACGGCACCGACGTGGCCGACCCCAAGACCTACGATACGCTTTTCTGGACAAACCTGCGCTCCATCTTCAACGCCCACCCGGTGAGCTTTCCGGCCGACCTCGCCATGACTGCCATCCGTATCAAGGCGTCTGATCAGTTAAACGGCGTTATCAGCTCGTTAAACGGCGTTGTCAGCTCCTACGCAACGCCCTGGGACGGGGATGAATGGACCGGGGAGCAGGTCGAGAAAAACCCCGCCGCGCTCTTCCGGATGGTCCTCATGCACCCGGCGAACGCACGGGCACGCACCGCCGCCCAGATCAACGACGCCATACTCGGAGAGTGGTACACGTTCTGCGATACCGCCGGCTACGAGTTCAACATGGTGCGCGACTCCGTCTCGTCCGTCTGGGAGTGTCTGGCAGACATAGCCGCTGCCGGCCGCGGGTCGCCGTCGCTGTCCGACGGGACCTGGGGCGTTGTCTACGACCACGAGGGCACCCCGGTCATGCAGCACATCACCCCCCGCAACTCGTGGGGGTTCTCCGCCCAGAAGATGCTGTACAACCGCCCCCACGGGTTCCGCATCAAGTTCAAGAACGAATTGAACGGGTACGCCGACGACGAGCGCATCGTCTATGACGACGGCTACGACGAGGACACCGCAACCCAGTTCGAGTCCATCAGCCTCCCCGGCATCACCCACCCTGACCTGGTCTGGAAGTTCGGGCGCTACCACATAGCCCAGGCGCGGCTTCGCCCCGAGGTCTACACACTGTCCATGGACTTCGAGCACCTCGTCTGCACGCGGGGGTCCCGCGTCCGCGTCTCCCACGATGTCCCCATGTGGGGCACAAAGTGGGGCAGGATCACGGGCCGCACCCTGGACGGCGGGGGAACAAACGTCACGGCGCTGGAGCTCGACGAGGCCTACACGGTCGACGGCGTCAGCCAGTACGTGATCCGCGTCCGCATGTCGGACTCCGGCAACACCAGCCTTTTGGAAAACATCACCACCGGCGACGCCGGGGACTACACCACGGTCACCTTTGCAACGCCCGTTGCCCTGGCATCCGCACCTGCCGTGGGAGATCTCTGCATTATCGGAACCATCACCCTGGAGACAGCAGAGTGCCTGGTGAAAGCCATCCACGCGTCGTCCGACCTCACGGCCCAACTTGAACTGGTGGACGTGGCGGATGCAATCTACGATGCGGACACCGGCACGATCCCTGAGTTTGACACCCACATTACCCCTATCGGGAACATCACCGATATCCCGCCGGCCACGCCGTCCATCGTATCGGTCAGGTCAGGCACCTCCGCGCTGGAGGTAACAACCGACGGCCAGTTCCGCGCCCGCATTCTTGCCGCCTGCGTGTGCGCCGATGCGCCCGTCCGGATAGACCACTACCGCGTCCGCTACAAGGTGACCGGCTCCGCCATGTGGGACTACGCAGAAGCCCCTGTCGACAACCCCACCGCCGTCCTCACCGAGGTGGAAGAGGCGGAAAACTACACCATCCAGGCCCAGGCCGTCAGCGTCTACGGCATATACGGAGCCTGGAGCGGGGCCGTCTCCCACACCGTCATCGGCCAGGCCGAACCGCCCTCGAACGTGGAATACTTCGCCTGCAATATCGTGGGATCAGAGGCCCACCTCTCGTGGCTGCCCGTGACCGACATCGACCTCTCCCACTACCGGATCCGCTGGTCCGCGTTACTCACCGGCGCAACGTGGGGCGACTCCATCGACATCGTCGAGCGGGTGGGCAAGCCCGCCACCCATATAACGGCCCCTGCCATGATCGGCTCCTACCTTATCAAGGCGGTCGACCACCGGGGCATCGAAAGCGCAACCGCCACGATCGCTCTGGCGAACGTGTCCCACATCACGGGGTTCACGAACGCGGAACTCCTGGAGCTGCCCGACGGCGCATGGGACGGAACCGGCGACAACGCGGATTACGACGCGGAACTGGGCGGCATTACCCTCACCCTCACGCCGGAAGGCACCTACGGGGCCGACCTTACCTTCGAGGACGACACAACCGAGTTTGAGGATACCGCCGACACCGAATTCGCCGACCAGACCACGGAGGCCGTAGCGCTCGCGGAGGGCACCTACACCTTCTCCGACACCGTAGACCTCGAAGGGGTCTACACGTCCCGCGTCTATGCCTCCATGACCACATCGTCCGCCGACATCCTTTCCGACCTCTACGACCTGGCAGACCTGTACGATTCGTCGGACCTCTACGGGGCGGTGGAAGGGGCCTGCGGCATTGACCTTGAGATGCGCTTCACCGCTGACGACCCGGACGGCACGCCTACCTGGTCGGAGTGGCAGCGGGTTCTCGTGGGCGACTACACCGCCCGGGCGTTCCAGTTCCGTGCGCGGCTGTGGACGGTGGTGGAAACCCTCACGCCGATTCTGGAGGCTATCGACATTTACATCGACATGGCCGACCGCGTCCACCCCTTTGACCAGGCAGTGGAGATCGGGGGAACGGCAGTGTCGTTTGACCCGCCCTTTTTTGCCGCTCCATCGGTGGGCATCAGCGTGGCCAACGGAGCGGAAGGCGACGGGTATACCATCACGGGCCTCACGCGAACCGGGTTCACCATAGCGTTTACCAACGGAAGCTCCGGCGTTGCCCGGACCATATCCGGCGTCGCCAGGGGATACGGAGAGGAAGACATATGAAAACAGCAGAGGGAAGATGGAAGACCGCTCGCGGTGCTCGCTCGGAAGAGGGAAGCAAAAACTAAACAAACTGTCATTGCGAGGAGCGAAGCGACGTGGCAATCCAGGAGGTTAGTATTATGAGAAAGACTGAGGGAAGCGGGAAGATGGAAGATGGAAGAAAAGAACAGCCGGGGAAAAGCCCGGTCGTTGTCACCAAAAAGAGCAGCCCGGCAAAGATCCGGGGGGCGCAGGTCCGGAAGGTCTCGCGCGTCCCACAGCATAGAAAAGAAGGGGAAAGGTAAAAGGTGCAAGGGGCAAGGGGCAAGGTGCAAGGGGAAAGGTGCAAGGAACAAGGTCCAAGGTTTAAACCTTTTGCCTTTTGCCTTTTGCCTTTTACCTTTAACCTTTCACCTTTAGCCTTTAACCTTTCACCTGCTTTCCGACGAAGGAGGAAACATGAGTCAAGTTGATGATTTCACCATCCCCACATCACCGCTCCAGATGGCGTCCCTTGCCACCGTCCTGGAGGCAGCGTTCGCGGCGCTGGGCTCCATGAACCGGGGGGCCCCCGCCCCGCCCGCACCGTACGAAGGAATGCTCTGGTGGGACAACAGCGCGAACCCGGAGATCCTCAAACGCTACACCGTGACCGCCGGCTGGGTGTCCATCCTGAGCGTCAACATCACCACAGGGGCGCTCGATGTCATCGGCTACGTGACAAAGGCCCTCTTCGACGCGAACACGATCCTGGCGGCAATGTCCGACAACACGCCGGCAGCAGTTGCCGTGGCAGAGCAGAGGATCCTGGGGCGCAAGACCGGCGGAAACATCGCGGCCCTGACCGCCGCCGAGGTCAACGCCATCCTGGGAGGCGCGGTGCTCCCGTGGGCGCTCATCAGCGACGTGAAGGCCACAACCGTTCATGGCGGAACAACCACCGGGGGAACATACCACAACAGGACGCTCAACACCCTCACCGGCATATCGGGGTATGGTGACTGGTGCAGCCTGGCCAGCAGCATGTTCTCCCTTGCGGTGGGCACGTACTATATCGAGGCCTCCGCTCCCGCCCACCAGGCAGGAGAGCACCAGGCATGCCTGTACAACGTAGATACCTCCACGTACGAGCTGATCGGCACGTCGGAGTATGCCCACGGCACCTACGGGGCGTGCAGGAGCGTTCTCCAGGGGCTACTCACGGTAAGCAATGCGGCGCACCGGTACCGGATCGTCCACTATTGTGCCACCGGCCAGCCTGACAACGGCCTCGGGCGCGCGTCCGGATCGGGCAGAAATGAGGTTTACACGGTGGTGAAGATAACGAAACATTCGTAAGGCAGGTTAAAGGTTAAAGGGGAAAGGTACAAGGTTAAAGGTATAAGGAGAAAGGTTAAAGGAGATGAGAAAATGAAAAATAAAATAATTGATACAATAAAAAAGGTGTCATTGCGAGCGAAGCGCGGCAATCTTGCCTGTGTCTTTTTTGTCCTTCTTATCTTTTTACCTTTAACCTTTCCCCTTGCACCCTGCCCCTTTCACCTTTCACCTTTAACCTTTAACCTTTTTCCTTCCGCCTTCGCTGCGAACAAGATGTGGTGGGCCATCGACCTGGAAGGGGGGTCTGCCGGCTTTCTCGACGCCATCGACGGCGACAACCTCACCGGCGGCGACTCCGGGTTCGTCTTCCGGGACAACTCCGGAACGTATGAGTTCTACCCTTACCGCCTGGAGAACTACGTGTCGGATCCTCCGGCCGAGGCATCCCCCGACACCATCACCCCCGACGCCAACGCCGGCAACAAGCGCTGGAAGCTGGCCAAGATCTTCGGCTCCGGCGCCGAGATCAGGGGCCAGCTAGATCTCAAGGGCGACGGGTCGACGACGGCAGGGAAATCATGTTTCTACTCCGTCGGAAACTCAACGTACTTTTGCATAAACTCGCCAACAACGATAGATGCGTCGTTTAACGTTACCTGGTTTTCTGCGCTCCCAGACAGCACGAGGCCCGTTGGCGTCGGAACTGACGGGACAATGGCTCCCATGAGTTCGCTAAGCGCAGCGTCAGTTACCGGTGGTACTAATTACGCCCTTGCCCTGTGGGACAGCAACACGCCGGCGGTGTTAGATTCACTTGCAACGGGAACAGCCGGCCAGGGATTATTCAGCGGCGGGTCAGCCGCAAATCCTGCATGGTCAGAGACATTTGGCAATGGGACGATTGAGCCGAAAATAAAGATATCCAAGAACGCAACGACCGCCCATTACTCGGGGATCGTCATGGATTTTACCTGCCACGAAACCATAGCGTTAGGTCAGCCGGTAGTTATCAACGGTGATGGAGAAGTTGCCCTTGCAAATGCCGATACACCGGCAACACTTCTGCCGGCCATAGGGATTGCGGTAGTAGGTGGAAATGCAGCTGCAACATGCACAATCCTCACCCATGGATCAGTCACGAACACCTCATGGGCCTGGACGCCGGGAGGGATAATTTATGTTGACGACAGCGGAGCTGGTGCTTTGACGGCAACAGTGGGAGACATAGGTTCGGGAAACGGGGTGCAGAGAATAGGTATTGCTATCCACGCCGACAGCATCCTGGTCATGCCTTCTCTTACCGTGACGGTGCTTGAATGATAGTTTTACTTTTACTCTTATCCTTAATCCTCCCGGCCACACTATTTGGTGGAAATGCCGCAACTGTCGACGGGGTGGCAGACTCATCCATAGCCACGATAAACGGGGTTGCAGGGGCTTCAATAGACACGCTCGATGGCTGTACCTACAATGACGGTGACGGTGCCTGTACCACAGCGAGCGACTCCGTACAGATAAACTACCTCGGGACGGGGACAACAGGCGGAGGGTCGAAATATGCCTGCACAAAGCATGTGCTTGGAAGCAATATAACAATTACCGAATATATAGCCCGCTATAGGTACGATTCAGGCGACGGGACAGTAACGATCTGCCTGCTTCCTCACAGCTCAGGAACAGATTTGCCCGACGGGACAACGTGCGTGACCGGAACGGACTCAGCCAAAAATGATGAGGATATGGGGGGCACGTCCTACGGGGACAAAACGCATACCCTTGCCTCCCCGGTTGATGTTGATGCGGGTACGTACTGGCTATGCAACATAGAAGGAGGTTCAATCGTGAGGTCATTTGAATACTATGCTTCGGAAGGGATACGAAGCTGTTATGGAACAAGCTCCTGCGATACGGCCGATGTTAACTTCGTAGATGGGTCAATAGATGTTTACGGGTGCACGAGGTGACTATGAAAAAACTGCTTTTAACCATCGTCTTTATCGTGATTCTGGCAGCCCCTCTCTGTGCCGGGACCTTCGCCGTCGGCGGCATTCCCGCGACCGAGACCGCGTGCAACACAAAGGTGTCATTTGCCACCAGCATAGAAGACTACGCCTCTGACGTGTTCCAGATCGGGACTGCGTCAGGGACCCGCTATGCGTCATCCATGTTTGTTGCGGAAGAAACTGCCGATATATGCAAGGTGTGCACCTACACCAAAAGCAATACGGGCGCCGACCCCGGTTTCAACGTAACGGCGTACCTCTATTCCAACAACACAACCCCTACCCCGGACCAGCCAAACGCCGTAATCACCAACGGCACGTTTGAAACAAAAGACATGACGGGGAACCTTACCGGGACGTGGCAGTGGATGTGCTGGGACTATGTGGGGACAAAGCCGACCATAACCAGCGGGCAGACATACCATGCAGTATTTTATACCAGCGCCGTCACAACCGGCTCATATATGTATTTAGGAAAAGACGGCACGTGCGCAACGGAAAACGCACACCGGGCAGCTACCGATCTTATCTGGATGCCGGTAAGCTCTACACAATGCCAGATGCTGCAACTATACAAGTAGGTGAATATGAAAAAAACACTCGTTGCATTATTCCTTATTTTCGCCCTTTGCGGTATTGCCGAAGCGGCCCCGACGTGTACCCTGCTCGGCGCTCCGTGCTCACCGGGGGATCACAACTGTGATGCCTGCGTGCCGGCAACGTGCTCGGTCGCAGATGTTCAGGCTGCCGTTGATGCTACGGCCAGGGGAGGGACGGTATCGGTCGGCGCAGGGGCATGCACGTGGACCGACAGGCTGTGGATGGACAGGGCGATAAAGCTAAACGGCGCGGGCACATCCGAGTCTACAGGAACACGACTGACCTTTGCAAGCGGCGTGTCGTTTACCCCTACCAGCGATTGGGGCGATGACTGTGCAATCAACTACGGAGAAGGGCTCCCGGCCTCCCAGATGATATTCAAGACGAGGGACGCGGCAGCAGACGAGGATGAGATATTCGAGGTAAGCGGTTTTAGGATTATTCAGCCTGAAACGACGAATAAGGTCGGATTCTTGTTAATCTCAAACGGGAGCGTCACCACCCCCCTGCGTGCGGTTATGGTGCACGACAATCTTCTCATGTTCAGGACGAACTGGGACAGCACGTATCAATACAACCAGGTAATTTCATTGACCGGGAATGTCTACGGGGTATTCTACAATAATGAAATTTATACGAGAAAGCCATACATAAATTTCTCGTTTGGGAGAATTGACGAAGGCACCGATAATAACACATGCGCCTACACCGGCACCGATTATAACTGGATAAACAGGACGTACAAGCCCGGCACGCAGGATACCTTTGTCCTGGAGGACAATACCTGGCACTTCTACATGACCACCAATATTCACATGGGAGGGTCTTCAAACGGACAGAATGGATATGTGATCCGGTACAATACCTACAACAACCATGACACGAGCGCAAAGGGCCAGGGGGCGCATGATGTTCACGGCGCCTATACTAGCCTAGGCCCTCCTTTCGGCGCCGAGGTTTACGGCAACTACTTTAAGGGAGAATCTGTCTGCACCGTTGGGAACACCCTGGCTGAATGCCTGAGGGATGGCGACTACTACCAGTACGGCGTAACGATGCTCCACACCAGGGCCGGAAGGAACATGGTATGGAACAACCTTACCCAGAATATGGGAGGAAACAAGACGCTTGCCGGTTCATCGGTTCTTATCAAGCGGGCCTGCGATGAGTGCGACACGACCTATACCGTTAATACCCAGCACGCCTGCGTTGATCCAGGGTTTACAACGTGCCTTGGCAGAAATAGGTGCTCCTCGGACGACCAGCCCCAGTATGTGGCTGATACCTATATTTTTCAAAACAGATATGGGGACGCCGGGACAACGTTATCCACATATGTCGGGGTGGAGGGTGAATCGTCCGCTCCCTGCGCATGCCTGGAATATAGCGGTGATACCTGCATCCACTATGCGAGATGCTCGGATCATCCAGAGCAGCTTCCCAAGGAAAACAGGGAGTGGTGGAGAGATAATACAGGCTGCACAACCTCTGCATGCCTGACAGGCATCGGGTGTGGGGCAACCAAGCCAACCGGGTCATGCATTGCCGGGACGGCGTATTGGGTTACCGATCAGGATTGCACGACACTGCTGCCGGCAAACGTTGGGGCTACCACAGACGGAACCCATTCCACAAAAGTACGGACAGGATCGCTCTACCGATGCGAAAAGGGTTCCCCTCCGAAGTGGTCTGATCTTCCCTATTATACTCCATTACCGTACCCCCATCCGCTCCGGGGCAGCCCTCCCGTTCCTCCGTCAGCGGTATACAACGCAATGCTCCTGACCGATACAGACGTGGTGACCCTCTATAAATTTGAAGACGGGGCACTCACGACGGACAGCAGGGGAACAAATACGCTGACAAACAACAACACTGCTTCATCATCAGGAACAAAGGCTGAAGGTTCGTATTCTACCGCATTAGCTTCCGCATCGTCTCAATCGTACACAATAGCTGGGGCAAGCCTTTCAAACACCTTCCCCGGCAAAGAGGGTGCGTCAAACAAAACATTCTCAATAACCGGATGGTTCAGGGCGGCAAGCCTCCCGGCATCGGGGAACTCCATGGTCATTACAGCCATGACGAACTCGACCTCAACCGACTGGACGCACGCGGTGTTGCTGAAAAATACCGGCGGGAACACAAACGTAAAGTTTATCCTCGGCACGTACTATGTTGCGCAGTCCCAGGAATACACCCATGCCACAAACCTCAGCGCAGACACCTGGTATCACTTCACGGCGAGCTTTGACGGCACGAGCGCCTATGCGATACGGCTGCGTGATGCCGATGGTGCTGCAGTTGGCACGGACATTACCGGAACCTACGACGGAAACAGCGACACGGCAATCAGCTTCGCAAGCGGGATGTATTTCAACGGGTTCATTGACGAACTCGTATTCTTTACACGGGCAATAAGCTCTGACGATGCGGGGAACATCGCAAGCGGAGATTATCTGGAAGCAACCCCGACCGACTCTGATGACCCGATACCGTCTGACCCGTGCGCCGGGTATGCATCATGCCGAAGGCCGATCATTGAGATTGCCTGCGAAGAGGCTGATAAGAGCATCACGATCTACCACGGGCTTAAAACAAACGAAAATGCCACGTGCAAGTGGGACACAACCTCGCAGGTAAACTATACCGCGCTCACCAACACGTACGGCACCACAGGGACGCAGGACCACTCCGACACCCTGGCCGCCGTGGCGTGTGCGGCAACAAAACGTATTTACTACGCGTGCAAAGACGAATCCGACAACGAGTCAGATGTTGGGTACTTTGACGTACCGGTTGCTGATTACGACGACGCCGACGCCCCGGTTATAACAAACCTGACGGTGAACCAGGGATGCGCGGTAACGAACAAATTGACTGTTACCACCGATAAGGCTTCCACATGTTTTTGGTGTCTCGATTCTGAAACGTGCACGACCGATGCTCTTGTTGGCAGTATGACCCAGATGGTTTTTTCCGAAGGCAACACGCGGCACATAGCCTTTCCGAGCCAGGCTGCAAGCTCAACGGCCACGTACAATATCAAGTGCAGGAGCACCCAGGGGGTGGTGAGTGCGGCAACCCAGGTATCGCTGACAACGGGCGCCTGTCTTGGGATAACGATCGGCGGTGGCCCGCACGGCATCACGTTTGGAACCGGTAAGCATACGATTAATTTCAAATAGAGGATATGAATGCCAACCTTTGAAGATCTGCCCGGACTGGAATTTGAGGATCTCGGCGATACCCTGTGGGACCGGGGAGCCGCATCATCGCTTACATGGAGGGAATATATGGCGGTAAAACTGATCACCGATAACCTGCTCTCCCAGGATAACCTGCTCTCCGCATTCGTTCTGCTGCGTTTTTCGCAGGTCATGAATAGTAAAGTATCCCCTACCCCGTGAAATGTCAAGGAGAAATGAAATCAGGCGTGAAAGGCATGGCTGGCGGGAAAGGCGGGAGAAGCCCCCGCAGGGGAAAAGGTTTGCCTATTCTCTCATTATAATGTCCCCCCCCATGGTTATACTTTATCTTTACAAAACACCGTTATTCACGATCAAGCGCAAATAATTCCTCGCCGTTCCCCCTCCCCCATTGGTATACCCCTCAGCTATACCGCCCTTTTCCTTTTTGACTTAAAATCATTTGCCCCTGGTTCAGTCGGTTTTCCCTCTGCCCGGCGGACTGACACGTGAAATGCTATGACGTTCTGCTTGAGCGCCTCTTTTGTGAC